TTACCACTGCAGGGTTCGCTTGCGTAACATTGCTTATCGAAAAATTGATGGAAACTACAAATTCAGGAGGCTGAACTGTAGGGGCAAAGTCAATCACCGAGAGTGTCCATGCGTTATCAGCAGTTCTGCTCAAGTTACGAGGCGCATGGTCTGGGTGAACTAGGGTCATCACGTCAGCTCGCTGAGTAAATGACAGTCGAGACAGTTCGGACTCAAGGTACGGAGTCGCTATCTCATATATGGTGATGCCATCCCCCTCAAGTACTAGACCCCCATTGCGATAAAAGCGGAGGGTATTCTGCTCAAACAGGAGGACATACGTCTGCTCAGTGTTGAAGCTGAAAGGGATTAGCCGTGGGCGTTTTGTGCTGTCACCGACCTCAGAGATGAACTTGGTTCCTTCACGAGAATACGCACCACCTTGGGTACGCACGAACATGTTTTCAAGTTTAGCCAGCCCACTGGAGTACTTGTTGATATCAGCACGGGTCCGTAAAGCTGGTGCTATCTCACCCCCTGTGAAACTTCGTTGTATGATTTCGGGCATGAGCTTACGTCCTTATGGTAATGTATTCACTCTCGGCTATCTCTTGTGCTTGCTCGTTCAACTCGTTGACGATACCTGCGTTCAGGTACGACTCGTACATTGACAAACTGTCAGCACGTAAAATTCGACCTTGCTCCACACCCACGATAGGTATTGCTATCTCAGCAGCGAGCAGGTGGCTCAATGCCATGGTGAAGTTGGTACTGAATAGGTTCGGGTCAGTAATTTTAACCCGGTAGTCGATGCGAATATCAGAGTAGTTACACCCGATAACTTTCACACCGTTGAGGTTGTATATCTTGTACTCAATGACTGGGTTAGGCGACAGCCTGTATATGTCCTCGTCACGGTACGGGTAGTACAATCCTGACGTTCTGTTCTCCGCGTTGATACCTTCGTAGTTCGGTATCAGCTTATTTATGCGCAGGCAGTCAACTGGGTACGAATACACATAGGCCCAGTCGAACAACTCAGCGACCAACAAGGCAAGTGGCTTGACTGCCCCGGCAAACTGCCACGGTGAGTCCTGCAGCATCTGGTCTCTCAGAATAGGGTATCTCAACGCGCACTGTTTTGCTTGAACACTGTTCTCAGTTAACGAATTGATTGTACCTGCTCTGACGTTACCTAACGCTAAATTACAAATATCTATATCACTTGCCATGAGGGTTCACCTTAAAGTGTCTGCGTAGTTTGCTCGGCTGAAGTGACGAAGGTTACAGCGTCGATAGACTTCTTGTCTTCAGCTGCTTGCAACTTTGCTTCTTCTGCTTCTTTGTTGAGGGCTTTAGTTCGGGCACCTTTCTCCGCTGCAGTTTCACCTTGCATCGGTTTCAGCCAACGGGGGCATCGTGTGAACGCTTTGTCTACATGCAACGTCGTACGCTTACCTGCAGGGTCGTACAGTTCACCCTTGTAATAGCCCGGTGATTTTACTTTATATTGTGGCATCGTCTTTATCTCCTAGATTTAAAAAAGGCAGACTGGTTAGAGTCTGCCTTTATCATATACCGAAACGGTCAGTTATGCACCAGTAACATTAGTCTGGTTGCCCATGCTAATGCCAGCAGTGATTGTGCCAGCCGTTGCGTTAGAGCCACCAACGGTGTAACGCACTGCTAAGTAACGCTGATTAGCACCATTAGGAAGCACTTGAACGAACGTCTGTTTACCTGCGAGCAGGTTAGCTGCAGCAATCACTTCTGTAGCAAGTACAGTAGAGGAGGACATGTCTTCGTTCGCAGAGACTTCGATAGTGATAGTCAACGACGTTAGCGTCGCAAAGTCTGACGCGACTTGGATAAGAATCGGAACAGGAGTCCCTTTACCCTTGTCGTTGTTCAACGCAGCGACAGCACCATACGGAGTGCCAGCCACGCCAAGGTCAACCACGTTAGTAGATAACGCGGTAGCGGTAACAGCTTGTAACGCTGAGAATATCAATTGTTGTGAAAGTATCATGATAATAGTTCCCTATTTCTAGTGAAGGAATCGTGCGGTATTAAACCACACGAGCTTCTGTGTTAAGAATAGCATCCACTTCACGAATAGGGATACCACGATAAGTCATAATTTCTTGACCTTCAATTTCCATCGGCTTCAAACGAATGAAGCTGTCACTTGCGCCAGCGTTAGTCGCTAATGCATCAAGTGCTTCCAGTACGTCACGGTTTGTGTAGATGCATAACTTGCCACCTGCAACACGACGGTTCTGTAACTGGTAGTACGCTTTACGCATAAAGTCGTACAATGCCACTGAGCCTGCTTCCATAAGCGATACATCGACGTTAGCGATACGAGAAACGTATCTCCAGTCTTTAAGCGCTAGGCCAATATGCCAAGTGAACTTCTCTTCCTTCGCGTAGTAAGCTTTGCCATCGGCATCAGTAATACGCTGACGTCCCATGTCTTCACGCTGTACACCCGCTTGCGTACCTTTAGGATACAACAAGTGGCACTGACGCTCGCCCCATGTAACGAACCAGATAGACGTGTTATCAGCACCAGTACCACCAGCGTCGATAATCTGTCCACCGTTAGCCGCACCAAGGTCGTTGAATCGTGGTGCAAGGCCCATGAACTCTTCCGGGTCCGAAGCACTGTTACCATAAAACATCTTAGTAGCGACTTCTTGGTTCATCGCTTCTAAGTACGACATCGCTTCGGATAAACGTACTGCGCCTTCGTTAGTAGACAAGGCAAGCAAACGCTCATCGATGGTGCTAAGACCTTCAACGAAACCAGTTGTGTCTTCTACTTGTGCAGTAGTTGACTTGCTCTGGTCGATGCCTTTGTACAATCGGCCCCACGATACGGCAGGTAGACCTGTTCGTACTGTGTGTAGGTGAGACGTTCCCTTGTTACACTCGACAGCAATAGCGTCGTCAAGAATAGGGTTCATCTCCATTAGTAACTCTATGACAGAGACGTATTGTCCCATGCCATCCTGTTGCTTGTAGATGTCAATTAAATCTACGAATGTATTTCCTATGGTAGCCATAGTTTAGTTCCTCTTTAGGATTTTTCTGGATACAAAACACCAACGTGGTCTCTTGGTTTACCGACGGGATTACCAGTTTCACCCGGTGAATCTTCCTTCGTTAACTTGCCCACGTTAGCCATAAAGCGAATCATTTCAGGATGGTTACCCATTCCAAAATCATTCAGCAGCTTAGTTAGACCTTCGCTTCCAAACTTAGTCATAGCCTCCTTAGCGATGCCAATAGTTTCATCAAACTTGTCGCCACCGATTTCAGGGTCTTTCTTAGCTTGGTCTACCCAGTCGTTCTTCAGCTGATTAAATGCATCCATTTGTCCCTGTTGGCCTGCCTCAACTTGTGCCGCTTGGAAGTCCACTAATTTCTGCGCTTGCTCTTGGTTCAGTCCCAGCTCTTTAAAGAGTGGTGCTGCTTGCTCAAGTAAGCCGTCATTAAGTGTCATTCCCTCGGGCAACGTAAAGTCGGCATAAGCTTCGAGTGAACTATCTTTGGTGTCATTACCATCAGCGTTATCACCATCAGCTTTATCAGCTGGTGGAGTTTCACCGTCGGCAGTTTCGCCTTCAGTGGTTTCTACTGCAGCAGTCAGTGCCGTATCATCGGCAGACTGTTGCTCGGCAGCTTGTGCCTGTTGTTCGGTTTGTGCAGTTACTATTGCAGCAGCTTCAGTCGTCATATCTTTCTTCCAATAGTTGTAAATATTTATCAGGGCACGCTTGTTCTAGTTCTGATACGAGTCCCAGTCCAACCTGTCTCTTGCCTGCATTGTATGCGTGCTTATGAGTGTCTAAGTCGAACGTGTTGGTGAATACACCAGTGGACTCTAGTATGCGAGCTACGAACCTGCGACCACCTTCCGTTGACATCATAGCAGTTATCTCCACTATTTCAACGTTTCTCTGTTCTGTAGCCATTAATCCTCCCAGTACATGAACTGCAATATACCAAAACCTGCCAGCCTTTGTCCAGTGACCGGGTCTCGTATGAACACCAGACACTCGTATACCTCAGCAGTAGACGACGTGAGGTTGAGGTCAAGGAACTGCGTATACTCCAATGAGTACTCATAAACATCGGGTGTCGCTGCAGCTATGTCAGGCAGTAGCTCGATGGCACCTGCTATGACCTCCGGGCTGAATATGACAGGGTTTGCAATCGTCTGGTTAAGGTCAATCACAAGGCCTTCTGGAATCAAGAACGGGTACACTTCTACCGTTGCAGATGTTCGGTCAACGTCGATGAACTGGTCCTGCACCACTTCGTACGTGTAAACGACTGGGGTACCACTGGTAACTAGCGCATCGATGAACTGTTCTGTCACGATACTGGGTGAGTAAACTATTGGGGTCGTTGATGCTATTAGCATGTCAATGGTTAGACCGCCCGAGCCATAAAACACCCATTGGGAATCGTCGTTAGGCGGGTTGTAGTTCACAAGGCTTGCAGACGTACCGCCTTGTCCATCTGGTACAACTAAACCTGTGCCATTACTCAAGCTTGGGTCGTAATCTCTTACTAGAACAGCATTTTCTAGTATCTGAAACGCGTAAACGTCAGATTGAGAATAGTCGTTAATTCTTTTGCCCCAAGTTAACGATGTCGATGTAGTCCCACCTAACGATGATAAAACACTTGTTGCAGTAAACGTACCAAGCAAGGCGCTACTTGCGCCCCCATAACACCGAATTACCCCCAAATCAAAATCAAGCTCTATTGCTTGCTCGCCACGAACAAACGTGTAGCCAGCAGGTCCAAACATAAACTGGCCAGTACCAGTAAAAGAAATTTGAAAATAATTACTTGCAGGCGAATAAAATATAATTGAACCGCTTGATGGTGTGGTTATTTGAATACCACCCCCACCAGTAAATAACTCGCGGTCAACTGCAATTCTTATAATACCTGTTGATGGAAATAGAAACCCGGGTGCATCAATAGTTCGGTCTACGCCATCCGTAGTTACATAATACGCCATTACTTGCGCCTATGCGCCTGTACTTTATCTGCGTACTTCTCACGCGCAAGGGTCGCTCTGGCCTGTTTAGCTTTCAGACTGTTTCGTGCGGTTTGAATCAGCATTATCTTCTTCTCGTACGCACGGACTTTATACTCGTAGTACAATCCCCTCAAAATGTAAATCATGTCGCTCTCCTTAAAGTGTTGCGATACCTGACGCGTTCCAACGTACAATAATGTCACCACCGTTAGGGGTGACCGGGAGTCCTGCTGACGCGGTGTCTGCATAGATAATCAATCTGCTAGTTGCCGCAGTTCCGGTGTCTACGAATATCACCAGTGCTTCCCCTGTGGCCCCTGTCACTGCCGCGAATGTAACATCCGCAGAATCGATGACCCTGCCTACGATAGTCTTGCTCGCAAGGTTTGGTGAGGTTGTTATGATACCTGTCACATCTGATAAGAACTCATCAGTGGCTGCATTCAAGGTGTACACCGCAGTATCTACTAGCACCGCTTTGATGTTAGCAGTGGCCCAGTCGATGTCTGCGTTCCACAAGCCTTCGGCAGCTTTGTCATATATAATATTTGCCATGGTAATTCTTTCCTATTTGTTAAGCTACAATGAAACCGACAGCTGTCGATGCAGTTCTTATTCGTATCGCGCTGCCCACAGGCATCCATACACCAACGGGTACGTTAGCCAGTGTCACGACGTTACCTCCTACATTCTCATATACGACAGAGCCTGCGACATCCGTAACCATGAACCAACCGAAGTCAGTCCTCACGGTGTCTGATGGTGCTACGTTTGCTGAAGTAGTTATTCTCATTATTGTAGCCCCGCCTGTTGTAGTAGTCTATTCAATCCGTTCTCGCCACTGGTGTTGGCTTCTGATGCTGTCTTAGCAGTCTGAGCCATCTGAGCTGCACTCTCCTGTGCCTGAGCTGCTTGTGCCGCTTGTTGCTCTTGTTGCATTGCTTTCTCGACATCATCATCACTCCGCACCATGTTAGGGTTAACGCCCATCGCTTCTGCATAGTCATCGACCATCTGACTCGCGTTAACTTTATGACGTGCTTCAGGCCACATCTGCGCCATGTTCATAGTGTAGTCAGTCAATCTCTCGATACCACCCACTGCAACCATGCGCTGCGCTTGTGCCAATATGCTGATGTACTCGACGCCCAGCTCAACCCCATTCAACTCTGGTGGAGGTGGAGGCAATATGCCTGCCTTCTGTAGTATGTTGAACGTACGATTGATGAGAGGGTCTAGTAACTCGTTGTGTAGTCGCTCAAGGACAGGACCAAGCATCAACAGCTTCTCTTCCTGCTTCTCAGCCACTTCTCGTGCAGTTATCTGTCTACGGTCACTGCTTGCCAGCATAAGGAATAGGTCTTCGTAGAATGACTTCTTGATACGCATTTCAGCCTGTCCGTTCTTCAGCTCAATAGCGTTGAGGTCAGGACGATAGGTCCCGTAGATGCTGGTCAGTCCTTTCATGTCACCATCATGCCAGATTATCTCGTCAGGCTTGAGGCTGTTACCATTGGCGACCTTAGTCTTCAGCGTTGCGTCACCTTGAAGTGGTGGGTTAGCCATCTTATCGACAGCTTGATACGCTCGCTTCTCCCCCAGTTGTAATGCTTTAGTATCGCCAAGGCAAGTCATGCCCGGGCAATCGGTGGCGTAGATGTCCTCTCCGGTTACATCCCAGCGAGGGGTCAGTACAGCAAACTCATCGAACCCGGAACGTTTTAGTATCTGGCCACTGTTGCTGCCCTTCTGGGTACCACTGCCACGCTCATAATACACTGAGCGAAACTTCTTATCTTTAGCCATCGGTGACATCTGGTCACGGTTATCATTCGGCTCTATGGCATGTACCAGCGTTATCCACGCTTCAGTGTTGCCTCGTGTCCATTGCTCTTGGATGTAACTAGAGCACTTGTCATACCCGAACATCTTAACGCATTCACCGATTGTCTTATCATAGTCACGGTAGAAGGTATCAACTTCATCACGGCCATTCATGCCTAAGCAGTAGCTGCCCACAGAATACGTCTTGCACCGGATGACATTGTCAAAGTCTTCATATACTCCCATGGCACCTGTACCGAATACGCCCAGCTCAGTGTAAAGTGTGTGTAAGGATATGTACGCATTTGATTGACTGAACACACGGTACATTATTGTCTGGACTTGGAACAACCACTCCTTGACTGCAGCCATGTCATTCAGCTTCGGGTCAGGTGCGCCCAGCTTGAACCACGGTCTAGCGGGGGACGTGATACCCGCCATCATGCCTGACGCTAACGTGCGTGCAGCCATCTTGGACGTGTTGTTGTACTGTCTCGTGTTGCGCTTGTGACCTTTGTTTCTGTCACTCGTGAGGAATCGCCCACGGTGAGCGAGGTGATAGTCACTCAGTTCACGCCACGTCGGGATGAAGGAGGAACGTTCACTCTTCAGTGCTTCTAATCTTTTGTTGAACTTGGTGACTTCACCCATAATCTTATACGCCTTTTATCGTGCTTTGTGTGTACGAGTTATTGTGTACGATATACCATACACGTTGCAAGCCCCATTCGCTTGTATCATCACCCTGCCACCGTTAGCCGCCCATGTAGCCGCAGTGTACCCACTGAACGTGAGAGAAATGGGTCTTACTGCCCCTACCAGTTGTTTAAATGAGGTTATGTTCTTAAATAAGTTAGCCAGCCTTACAGGGGTGCCAGTGCCTGCTGTGATATCCACCCATACTAATACTTCATCAGTAGCGGTGACAGTGGGTACCAATGTAAAATTTATAGTCACAGCGATGCCATCCCCCTCTCTTCCGGGGATACGTATGCCATCATAGAACGTGGCAACATCGGAGGGCTTCTGTCCCTCTAGGGTCGTGCCCTTGTCATTAGGAAGAAACGTCGCCACTCCCGCCACCAGTGCCAGCGGTGATGCGGAGGTGTACACACTGTCTTCGTAGTCGCCCCACCCGGTCCGACCGAATATCTCGGTAAACATAGCATTGATAGCCCCAGCTACCGATGCCCACGCTCCACTGGTTGGTATATTAATTCGTGCCATTGTAATCACTCATTTCTGTAGTAGGCTCAAGCTGTGTGTCAGGCTGTAAGATGATGTACACTCCTGCATCTGACAATTGTTGAACTCCTATTGTTAAAAACGTATTTACTGTTTCAGCGGTACTATTGTGCAATCCTATCACAAATTCCCCATTAGGATAAAATGCCTCTTTTATCTCATCGAATCTACCGAGTACCCGGTCCCCCACTGCAGGACCTCCATACTCTTCTATGAGGCCCACAAAATCCGAAGCAATTACCCCGTTAGTGCTTACGAGTTGATTAAATCCCTTTATGATACCACTCACTTCGCCTCTCACTGCAGTCAAGTACAGTCCTTTTGCTTCCACAAACGCGACTCTCACCCTGCTGTTCTTCTGCAGTTTGACTGAGTTTTGCTCTCCTGCTCTCAGTGTGATACTGATATTGCGTGAATAGGCATTGCCAGTCTCCCCTGATGCAGAGAAGTATGACTGAGATGCGACGGGTACACTGTGAACTACCTCACTTACGGTAAGAGACGAGTTCGGTGAGGTTGCCAGCGCCCATAGCTTGGTGTCAATGATATCCATCGTCAGGACAGGAGTGTTACCCCCTATTAAATGGTAAGCGGTATTTGCTAACGAGGGTCTGTCCGTGGCCATCACTATTCTTACAGAGTCACGGAACGCTTGCAGAATAATTCGGTTCTCCCACAAGTTAACCCTGACGTATTGCGTAGTGCTTAGTGTGACTTGAGCAGTAGACACGTTATGCGCCTAGTAACGTTTTATTCGTTGTAGGTGCAGGATTAGTGACCCCCATGCTACCAGTCAGGATGGTGCCGCTGTTGTTGGCAGCACGTCTCTTACGGGCAGCAGAATCTCGGCCTCCATCTACGTTAGGCATAGTCGGGGCTTCGGGTGTCTTTGGTGCTGGCTTTGGTCCACTTGAACTACACATATGCGTATCCTCTGGTTCATGAATATGGTACTTATTTCGACAGTCTACACCATCGTTTACATATCTGCTAGTGGGTCGTAATCTTTATCACGAGACATACGCTCTCTGGCCCATGGTGCCACGTCAGCATCTCCACGCTTATAGTGCAACCTTGGTACATTCTCCATGGCATAAAGCAGGTACATTGCATCTGCCCAATCCGGTGAGTAGCCTAGTCGTTGCTTGATATCTTTCTTACGCTCCAGCACCAGCTTGTCCTTGTCATCGTGCCAGAACTCACGGCATGTCAGCTCACGTTTAAGCTGCTCGTCATTAGGTATCCGGGCACCGTCCATCATGGCACGACGCAGCCTATCACCCATCTCAGCGGTCTTGTTGTAGTATCGCTTCTCGTCATCTGCTTTGTTGCCGAAGTGGACCTCATAGGAGTTGTAGCCTAGCTCACGTAGTCTGTCATGGATTGGACCTCCGACCCCGGTTGCATCCACAAAGATAGCATTGGGCTGGTGGCGTTCGATGACCATGACCACCTTGCTCAACATACGCATCGAGTCACGCGACTGCTCATAGGGTATCCGGTAGCTGGTCTCAGACTTGAGGTCCTTACCACGTTTGAACGCTATACGACAATCATCACCCCCACCTCGTGCCACATCCAGTGACATGATAAGTGGCTCATCACCAAGGTATGCAGGCATCGGGTACGTCTGCGCCATCTCAACGATATCGGACGGCATGAACTGCATGTCACCCGCTTTAGGGAACTGACCCTTCACACGTACCCGGAAGAAGTCTGAGTCCTCCCCATGGTCTTCTTCCCATTGTGCAATGAGTCGCTTGTTCGTCATCTTAGCGGTGCGACTGTCTATCTGGAACGTGGTCCATCGACTGCCGGGGTCAAAAGTTGCATGGAACTTTCCATCATTACGAGTAGGGTTACCGTAGCAGAAGAACATAGGCTCCCCGTCGGTCAGTCCACCTTCAGCTACTTCCCATATCTTGGATGGCACCGCTGATGCTTCATCAAACAGGTAGAATGGTGTACTGTTAGCAGCATGTAGTCCTGCGAATGCTTCAGAGTTCTCTTCACGACATGTCTGCGCATCCACTCGCCATGATGACGGGAATGACTTGTGGTACAGGCTCATTGACCCCTTACCATTGTTATACTCGAACCAGTGGCCAACGATACAACGTTCACGCCACTTGCCCAGCTCTGACCACGTCTTGGTGCGAAGCTGCTCACCTGTGTTAGCAGTCACGATACCCTTCGCGTATGGACGTGTTGACATGATGAATAGGATAACCCAGCTGGACTTGGCACTCTTGCCTATCCCGTGACCTGATGCAGTTGAGAATCTGATGGGGTCAACTGGGTCAACCCCATTGAACCTGTTGGCTCGTATCTGCCTGCCAAGCTCCTCTAACTCATCCACCTGCCACTTGTCTGGTCCATCGAAGCCCTCAAGGTCCCCATGTCCCCAGTCAAATGCCCACATCACCCATCCAAGTGGGTCATCAAAGAATTGTGCTACCTCGCCAGCCAGTAGCTCATCAATATCATCGAAGTCTTGAAACTCAGTAGGCACCAGTGATGCTTTGATGTCAGGTACAGCAAGAGGTGCAGGTGGGTTCATGAATGATACAGTCATAGGAAGGAGGGTCCATTGTCGAGGTTAAAGTCGATTACTTTATCTGGATTATTAAGCTCTGCCAGTCTACGCTTGCGCTCACGTATCAATCGTTCAACGACGTCACGGTCACTCTTCAGCTCGACCTTCTCTGCAGCGTATGCGTCCACCATGCCCAATCTTGCGACCCGGTCGAGTGCTTGTAGTGCGGTAGGTAGTTTGCCTTGCTGCATAGCAACGTGGTGCAGGCGATAGAAGTCCTGCATCAACACCTCAGCGGTTATCTCGTGCGGTGTGAACCTATCTTGCATTATCTCTTGTATAACGGCTGAGATGTCTTCTCGTTGCCTCAGCTCGAATGCTCTCTCCGGGTCGATGTTACACGCAGCAGCCACCCGGTGAATATTCATGTCGATGCAATACTCCAGCACGAAGTGTGCCTCCTCTTTCACAAGGGGCAGGTCTTCCAGTATTCTGTGCTGCAGCTTTTTCATATAGGGTTATCCATCGTTAGTCCTTGACAGTCTATAAGAACGAGACCTCTGTGTCCACTTCTGCATTGTCCTCTGCCTCCTTGAGCTTTTGGTAGTAGTTCTTGAGGGCTTTTTGGTACAGTAGGTTTGCTTTATCTTTCTGCCTCGCCATGACAGCACCCAGCGCACTGTCAGTCATCTTGCCGTACCGCTTAAAGTTGTCAGATATAACCACAGTAGCTTTGGTGGTCGAGGGCTTGCCTTCTATGTCATAGGGGTTCACCGGAACATACTGCTGCGTTTTTCTCCTCATGAATAGCCCAGAGTTCACCAGTCTGCTCGTCATAGACCTCAGCTCCGCATTGAGCTTGTGGAACTCGGGGCCATTCCATCCAGTTTTTATAGCACTCATCTTTAGTCCATGGATATCCTCCTCAATAAACCGACACACTATCATGTGCAGGTGACGTGTAGTAAAGACGTCGCGGTCTTGGATGAGGGGATAGTCCTTGTGTTGTTTCTTCAAGACATCCATTAACGCTTGAGCGAACCGGAGGTCCTCTTGCAACTTCATCTGCTGCTTTGAGTTCAGCTCCTCCTTCAGCCTGACACCCAGTTGCTTGCCCATCTCCTTGAGCTTACTATCCATGACTGCGTTATCACTTCTTAACTGTTTGACCTGTTCATCGAGGTCTATCACCATCTGCTCAAGCTGCTCAATCTTTTTCATCTCAATTCACCCATCGTTACCATATGATTAGAACTCAGTACCATACTACAGTCTGCGTCTGGATTCAATGACTACTAGCTACATATACATTTTTTACTATATATACACTTTCATAACTTGAACCTTAACTTTTGAATCCAGATGAGTTACAGATACTTAATATTAATTACATAAAATAGAAACTCAGTAAAACATATGATATTTAAACCACTTTACTGGGATACAGAGATTTCGTGCTGACAGCTATCGGCTAATCGTTACCATATGAAGTGGGTACACCAACCAAGTACACAGCAGCACTGACGTGGCCTACCCCAATAAGTTACCATATGATGCACAGCCCCCAAGCCGCATTCCCTTGTTTTTCGCTCAGTACCATACTATCAGTCTTACTCACGCCATGACTAATCATCTCGTGACTAATCACCACAGCATCAATCACCTCGTAACGAATACTTTGAAATTAATTTAAAATAGGGGTTGCACACTGTGTGACAATGAACTATAGTTTGGGTTAATCAGATACACATTAACTTCAAAACAGGGTACATAACGATGACTAAATCAATCAAAGTAATCAGCCAAACGTCAGCAGCCAGCTACACCGGGCATGTCGTTTCTGAGACTAAGTGCTACATGACAGTTTGCATCCCTAACTACTATGGTGAAGGTCGTGACATGGTCGAGCGTCTGTTCAAGCGCGATGGTGCTATGCACGTTGAACACATGCTCCTCAGCTTCTACGTTGTTGAGGACGCACCAGTAGTTGAAGGCCCTGCCATCGTCGAGAACAAGAAAGGCAACACAGGCTTCGAGCTAACTCCTTGGGGCACCCTTGACTTCAGCTTCACTATTAATGATTTGGTGAAGCGCGATAGCAACTCAATGAGCTTTGTGGTTAACGAAATTCAGTATCGCATCCGTGAAGTTACAGTCCAGTCATGTGGCAAGAAGCAGATGACAGTGACTAATAAGGGTGAGTTCATCAAACGCTTCCTTAGCCCTGACACCGTGCTTTACTCCACAATGGACCACGCGGTTCAGGTTGCACGTCTAAGGTGTGCAATAGGTCTTGAATACGCACAGCGTACTGCTCAGTCGATAATTGATGACAGAGCACAGGACCTGACTCGCTACAACTTCGTAGCAATCGGCCTTGAGCGCCACGAGTCACACATGAGAGCACTCGCTGCAGCCAAGGTAATCGTAGAC